GGCAGCGGGTTCCCGAAGTCGCTGGACGTGAGCAAGGCGATAGACAAGGGGGCTGGGGCGGAGAGGGAGGTTGTCGGCAGCAAGCTCGGCCAGCCTGGGTACTCGCTCACCGATGGCAAGGGTGGCCTGTACGGCGGCGGCTTTGGGGCCAATGGCACGGGCGATGGCGAGTGCCGCATCACCGCCCCCGCCACCGACGCGGCCCGCCAGTGGTCCGGCTGGGGCACGGCTCTCAAGCCCGCCTGGGAGCCGATCATCGTGGCTCGTAAGCCGTTGGATGGAACAGTCGCGGCGAATGTGCTGAAGCACGGAACCGGGGCGATCAATGTGGATGGGTGCAGGGTCGGCACGGAGGTTGTTGTCACGACCAACGGCAAAGGCTTTGCAGGGTCATTCGATGGCGGAAAGAACGACAACGGCGGGGCAGTCCATGTCGGCCGCTGGCCCGCCAACGTCATCCACGACGGCAGCGACGAGGTGGTAAATCTGTTTCCGCAGGCCAAAGGGATGGCAACGCAAAACAGTTCGCCGCTTCACGTTTACACCGGAAACTCACTGAATCACTCAACGACAACTTTCCCGCCTGTTCGTGAGGGTTACAACGACTCTGGCTCCGCCGCCCGCTTCTTCTACTGCGCGAAGGCGAGCAAGGCGGATCGGGATGAAGGGTGCGACGGGCTGGCGGAGCGGGAAGCCGCCGACTTCGATCACAGGCCAAGCGGCGATTTTGCGGAACGGATGAACAGAGACCGACCGGATGTTATTCGCCGCAACCACCATCCCACCGTAAAGCCCACTGCCCTCATGCGTTACCTCTGCCGCCTTGTGACCCCACCGGGCGGCGTAGTGCTCGACCCGTTCACCGGCAGCGGCTCCACCGGCAAGGCGGCCGTGCTCGAAGGCTTCGACTTCGTGGGCATCGAACGCGAGGCGGAATATGTCGAGATCGCCAAGGCGAGGATCGCGGCGGCTGATGGTGGGGCCGGGCCGCTGTTCGCCTAGTGCGCTATACATTGAGTGTCGTGCCGTTTGCTTGACGCGTATCGTACTCTGCCCGGCATGGAACCCGCCAGCCCCACGCTCCTGCGAATGCTCGCCGGCTACCACGCGAGCACGAACCTCGTCGTGCACTCGCAGCACGCCGAGGAGGTGATCCGCAGGCAGCGTGCCGCCCTGCTCGCAGCGGCTGACCGCATCGAGGAGCTCGAGCGGGCTGCAAGCCAGCCAGCCCCTCCCGCTAACGTGGAGGAGTAGGCCGCGTGGCTGGCCCGACCAGTGCCTTATCCCAGGAGATGACCGATGTCCGAAATCAAGATGCGCCGCCGCTCGCGGCAGATCCCGATCACCCTCACCACGTCAACCGCATCCGCGACAACACTCTACCTCGAAGACTTCGCGGGCGGGGTGGTCGACATCGGCACCATCGCAACCGCAGCCACCACGCTCCAGATGTGGGGAGCCTCTGCCGAGGGCGGGACGTTCCGCCGGCTGTACAACACCGACGGCAGCGTCGCCGACATCACACTCGCCCCGAGCACTGCGGTCGGAACCATGTATGCACTGCCCGATGCCGTGTTCGGTGTGCCGTTCCTCGAGGTGCTGGTGGGCAACACCGCCGGCACTGGAGTGGCGGCGACTATCACGCTCAAGAGTTGAGAGATGCCGCAGCGGATCGAGATGTGGAAGCCGCCACGCGGCACCGCGAAGATCCGCCGGCTGGAGACTAGGCCGAACGGCTACCGTCGTGGCTACTGCGATGCGAAGCATCGCGCGTGGCGGCAAGCTGTGCTTGAGCGGGACGCTTACATGTGCCGGCACTGCTCTCGGGTTCTGGGCCGTAAGGGCGAGGCTCACGCCGATCACATCATCCCGGTGAAGTTGCGGCCCGACCTGCGCTATGAACTTTCCAACGGGCAAACGCTCTGTGCGACTTGTCACCAGAGAAAGACGAACGCCGAGACTAGACGCGCAAACTCCGGCTGATACATTCCGCCTATCACAAGGATGTGAGTATGGCGTGCAGAAAATGCGGCTCGTCATGGACGACGATCTACGGGGCCGATCGTGCATCGTGCCCCGAGTGTTGCAAGCTCGCCCGGTGCAAGGAGCGCAAGGCTGGGAGATACGCCGACCCTGTTGAGCACAAGACGTGCGTGGTGTGCGGCGTGCAGTTCGTCGCGGTCGGCTTGGCTGAGATACAAAAAAGGAAATGCTGCTCTGAGGCGTGCCGAGCAATTCGCCGCAAGGAGACTGTGCAGGCGAGCATAGAGTCAAGGAAAGGAACTGCCAGCAAGCCGAGAGGAAAGAGGGTTCGCCCTCTGTGTGCGATGTGTGGCTCTGTGGTCACGTCAAGTAACGGCCGGAAGTATTGCTCCACTCGCTGCTTTCACGAGGCGAGAAACGCAGGCATACAGGCATGGGATAGGAGCAAGATCGACGAAGCTGCCAGACGGCGACCGAGCAATGTGTGCCAGTCGCCCGAGGCGTATGCGGCACGGACCGGAACGAAAGACAGGAAGGCATTCCTGCGGAGCGTCGAGAGGATGTGGAAGAGTGCTATGCGTACGCAACCGCGAGCCCCAGCTGCCATCGCTGCTAGCGCGTTTGCATTCTTTGTTCGGCATATCCCGAAGTTTGTTTCGTGCAAATTGTGTGGCGTTCAGTGCATCAAGACTGCTTGCTGGAAGTTACCGCATTGCTCTTGGGAGTGTGCCAGGAAAGATTGCACGGATGCTGTGTGCACATGCTGCAATCGCTCCATGAAAATACATTTCATCGGTGGGAATGTTGAGGCAAGGAAAGCAAAGCCGGTGTGCAACAGATGTGTCCTCAAGAGGCACAAGAAGCTGTGCGGAGACTTTCGCAAGCGGTGCAGGAGGTTTGGCGTGTTCTATGATCCCAAAGTCACTAGGCCGGCAGTCTTTGAGCGAGATGGCTATCGCTGCCACATCTGCAAGCAGAAGACCCTGGCGAAGTACATTGTCCGAGAGGGACGCGCTCACCCGAAGTCTCCGACGGTTGACCATCATCCCTACCCTTTGAGTGCAGGCATCAAGGGACATGAGTGGGATAATGTTCGCTGTGCCTGCTTGAAGTGCAACGTGCGCAAAGGCGCGTCATGGTCTGGGCAGATGCTGCTATTTCGTTGATTGCCCCGGCAAATCCGCAGGAAGACGCCATACCCCCTTACAAGAGGTAGGGGCCAACGAGTAAAGCCAGCCGTACTGGGACGCACACGCGTTGCGGAATAGCCCTTCCGTTTTTCCTGCCTCAAAAACAAGCATGGCCACCCGCGGGCGAAAGCCCAAACCGACACCGCTGAAGATCCTCGAAGGCACGCAACGCGGCGCGCCGAAGCGCGAGCCGTCCGCGCCGGCCGGTGCACCGCCGATGCCGGATCGACTGAACGTCGAGCCGCTCGCGGTCGCGAAATGGAACGAGCTCGTTCCGATTTTGCTTTCAATGAACGTGCTCACGACGGGCGACGGCGAAGCCCTCGCGACTTTGTGCGAGGTGTACGCTGCGGCCCAGGCGTGTCTCCTCGAGTTGCGATCCAGCGGGCCGACGATCAAGACCGATCTCGGCGGCGTAAAGCCGAACCCCGCGGGCTCGCTCTACAAGGGGCTCGTGAGTCTGCAATCGTCGCTCATGACCGAGTTCGGGCTGACGCCTTCCTCCCGGGTGCGACTTGGCGCGAAGCAAGACCAGCCACAAGACGAACTGGCAGATTTCTTCGCCCGCCATCAAGGCGGCTGAGAAATCCGGCGTGCTGCCGAAGATCACCGAGTCGAAAGCCGAGGCGGTATTCGACTTCTTTCAGAGCATCTTGCGTCACAGCAAGGGGCAGACCGCCGGGCAGTCGTTCACGCTGCTCCCGTGGCAGAAGCACGTGCTCGGCAACCTCTTCGGGAGAGTTCGCGGCAACACGCGGCAGTATCGCGTCGGGTACATCGAATTGCCCAAAAAGATGGGGAAGAGTACTACCCTCGCCGGCGTCGCCCTCTACGGCCTGGTCGCCGACCACGAGCCGGGTGCTGAAATCTACGGTGCCGCGTGCGACCGAGAGCAGGCCGGGATCATCTACCGCGAGGCGGCGTCGATGGTCCGCTCGTCGCCTGCCCTGTCTCGCGTGCTCGAAGTTGTCGACTCGCGGAAGACGATCATCCACCGGGCGAGCAACTCGTTCTATCGGGTGCTCTCGGCTGACGCGTTTCGGGCCGAGGGGCTGAACATCCACATGCTCCTGTTCGATGAGCTCCACGCCCAACGCGATCGGCGGCTCTGGGACGCTCTTCGATACGGCGGCGCGGCTCGCCGGCAGCCGCTGATTCTGTCGATCACGACGGCGGGCTACGATCGCCGGTCGATCTGTTGGGAACAGCACGCCTACGCGGAGAAGTGCATTGCCGACCCGGCGTTCGATCCGACGTTCTTCGGGTGCATCTACGCCGCGCCGCCAGAGTCTGCGGCGGATGACACGTGGAAGGATCCGCGCGTCTGGCGGATGGCGAACCCGTCGCTCGGCACGACGATCACCGAGGAGTCGTTCGCCGCCGATGCCCGCGAGGCCGAGCAGTCGCCGACGAAGTTGAACTCATTTTTGCGATACCGGCTCAACGTCTGGACAACTCAGGACACGAGATTCTTCAAGCCGGATTCGTGGGCCGCGTGCGGGCAACCGCTCCGCGAGTTCGGGGATCGCCCGGTGTATGCCGGGCTCGATCTCGCGAGCACGTATGACCTCACCGCCCTGGTGCTTGTCTGCCCAGACCCGGCGGATAACTCCCTCGACATCCTGCCGTTCTTCTGGATTCCAGAAGCGAACGCCGCGGAGCGTGCACACCGCGACAAGGTTGACTATCTCGGGTGGATACGCGACGGGCACATTCGCGTCACCGACGGGAACGTGACCGACTACACGGTTCTGCACCGCGACATCCTGCAAATCTGCGAGCAGTACCGGGTGCAGCGGCTCGCCGTGGATATGAAGTTCAACGGGCAGATGCTCGCCAACTTACTGCAAGGCGACGGGGTTGACGTTGTAGGGTATCCACAGGGCGGGCGCGCGATGAGCGCGCCGCTCAAGACCCTCGAAAACTTGATTCTTTCGGGCCGCGTGCGGCACGGCGGGCATCCGGTTTTTTCGTGGAACGCGTCGAACTGTGCGGTGGCCGAAGACCGTCACGGCAACATCTACCCGAGCAAGGCGAAGTCAACCGAGCGAATCGACGGCATCGTGGCGTGCTGTGAAGGCATCGCGGCCTGGATGGCAGCCGAGCAGCATCCCAGCGGCACACCTGAAATCTTCTTCCTATGATTGCGAAAAACGAGCACCGCATCCTCTGGCTGCCGACCGAAGAGCGTATGTGGGACGACGACGGCGGCTCGCGGAACGCCGCCGGCGTGCGGATTGACTCGAACAACGCCCACACCGTCGCGGCGGTCTTCGCCTGCCTGCGGGTGATCGCGGAGACGGTGGCGAGCCTGCCGCTCCACGTGCTCGAGCGGACGCCTGGCGGCGGGAAGCGGATCGCCCGCGAGCTCCCGCTCTACCGGCAACTCCACTCGCAGCCGAACGGGTGGCAGACATCTTTCGAGTGGCGTGAGCAGGCGGTCTTCCACATCGGGTTGTGGGGAGACGCGTTCTCTGAACTCAAGGCCGGTCAGATCGTGCCGCTGCATCCGAGTCGGATGAAGGTGGAGCGGATTGAGAACGGCAAGATCCGGTACAAGTTCCGCGAAGACAAGGGCACCGAGACGCTCTACTCGAATGAGCAGATCCTCCAGATTCGCGGCCCGAGCGACGACGGCATCAACGGGATGTCGATCGTCGAGGAGTGCAAGGACGCGATCGCACTAGCCCGGGCTTGCGAGTTGCACGGGGCTCGATTCTTCGCGGCCGGTGCCCGCCCCGGGTTTGTACTCTCGACTGATGGCAACCTGAACGCGGAGGCCCGCGAGTCGCTGCGGTCTCAGTGGGACCGGCGGCATGGCGGCGTCGGCAATTCTCACAATACGGCGGTGCTCACGGGCGGGCTCAAGCCCTACGAAATTCCGCAGAGCAGCAACAGCGATGCTCAGTTCCTCGAACTTCGCCGCTACCAGTTGGAGGAGATCGCCCGTCTCTTCCGGTGCCCTGGTCATCTGCTCGGCATCGGGGCCGGCAGCCCGCAAGCCGACATCGAGTTCGTGCAGCACACGATCCTCCCGTGGCTGCGTCGCTTCGAGTCGGCGTTCATGCGCGACCTCATCGAAGATGACGATCGGTATCTGATCGAGTTCGACGTTCGCGGGCTCCTCCGCGGCGACTCCGCGAGCCGGTCGGCGTACTACCGGGCCATGTGGGACATCGGCGTTCTGAACACCGACGACATTCGCGAACTGGAAAACATGGACCCGGTCGAAGGCGGCGACGTTCGCTACCGCCCGCTGAACATGGGCACGCTCGGCGAGAAGCCGACCGAAGGCGACGTGCTCGCCCAGCAACAGCCAGGCAGCGGGATCGACGGGCAGGCTGTCGAAGGCGGGCTGGCGGCTGCGGCTGGCGAGGCGGTGCCGGCAGTGCCGGGCGAGCCCTCGCAGCCAGAGGCTCAGCAGGTGGCCGACGTGAGCCTCAATGGGGCGCAGATTACGGGGGCGATCGCCATTGTCTCGCAAGTCACCGCCGGCGTGCTGACGAAGGACGGAGCGGCGGCGTTGCTGTCGGCTTCGTTCCCCAGCATGAGCACCTCGCAGATCGCGGCGATCCTCGCCGGCGTTGTCGAGAGCCAGCCGGTCCCCGTCCCCGCCCCGGCGGCCCCGGCTCCGGTGCCGGCCCGCTCGATTCCCGAGGCCCGATCGCTCACGCTCTCGATCGACTTCGACCGCACGTTCGCCGCCGACCCATTGCTGTGGGGCGAGTTCGCCCGCAAGGCGGTCGCGGACGGGAACACGGTCGTGATGATCTCGCGCCGGCCCGAAGAGGACCGGGCTACGGTCATGGAGATGCTGGGCGATTACGCGGACGCGTTCTCCCAAGTGCTCCTCGTCGGGGGCGACACGCTCAAGGGTGACGCGGCCACCGCGGCCGGGATCGAGGTAGACGTGTGGGTGGATGATTCGCCGCAGACGATCCGGGGAGCGGAGCAGCGTGCCGAGCCTGGCGCCGTCTCCGATGGTGACTTCGTCTCGTGGGGCTCGTCTGGCGGGCGTGCCAGCGGGCGGGTCGATCACGTGATGGACTACGGCACGCTCGACATCCCCGGCACCGACTTCAAGATTGAGGCGAGCAAGGAAGACCCCGCCGCACTGATCACCGTGTGGGAGGAAGTCACGGGCGGCTGGCGGGCGACCGAGACGCAGGTGGGGCACAAGGTATCGACGCTCACGAAGATCGACGCGCTGCCCGAACCGCCGGTCGAGGAGAAGGCATACGGCAAGCCAAAGCGGAAGCCACGCAAGCGAAAGGCGGACGATGGCGGCGAAGTATGACCACATCGACTTCACGCCACCGGATGGCGTGCGTGAGGAAGCACAGAAGGGGCTCGACTGGCGGAAGGAGTTTGGTCGCGGCGGCACGGCTGTCGGGATCGCCCGTGCTCGCGATCTCTCCAACGGAACAACGATCAGCCCAGACACCGCGAGAAGGATGAAGGCATATTTCGATCGCCATGAAATCGACAAGCAAGGTGAAGGGTGGAGCCCCGGCGAAGACGGGTTCCCGTCGAACGGGCGTATAGCCTGGGCGCTATGGGGCGGCGACCCGGGCTACGCATGGAGTCGCAAGCTGGTTGAACAAATGAACGCCGCAGACGAGGAGGATCGCAGCATGGGTACCAACGCAATCGAACGCCGCTCTCTCGTGATCGACGAAGTCGAATCCGACGTGCCGCTCCTGGCGGTCGAGACCAGATGCGAAGACGGCGAAGCGTGTGAGCGCGAATGGATCGTCGGCTACGCAGCGAAGTTCAACACGCTGTCGCTTGATCTCGGAGACTTCGTGGAGCGGCTCGATCCCGGTGCGTTCGGGCTTGTCACCGAGCGACGCGGCCGTAAGAAGCCGCTCCAGACCCGGGCTCTCTGGAATCACGACGCGAACTTCCCGCTCGCCCGCTACCCCGAGACGCTGCGGCTGACGGTGGACGACATCGGGCTCCGCTATGAGTTCCCGGTTCCCGACACGACCTACGGTCGCGACATCGCTGCGAACATTCGGGCGGGCATCGTGAAGGGCTCTTCGTTCGCGTTCCAAGTCGCCCCTGGCGGCGATGAGTGGAGCGTCGAGGAGGGACGCAGTGTGCGGACGATCAAGAAGGTCGACTCGTTGATCGACGTGTCGCCGACCACGTTTCCAGCGTATCCCGACTCTGACGTTGCGGTGGCGAAGCGGTCCTTTGACCAGTTTCGTCAACAGCAAGATGCGGAGGTTGCGAAGCGTGCCGCCGCGCTTGCCGCTCGTGCTACGCTCCGCGATCGAGCATCGAAACTCCGCGAGTATCTGGCAAAGCATGGCCGCTAAATCGGGCGACGGTTGCCCGCAGTGCAAGTGCGGAAAACTGTTGGTGGCATCAAGCCAGCGACAGGGCGAGTACCAGATTCGGTACTTGCGGTGCCGCGTTTGCGGTTGCACCGACAAGCACGTGCTCCCCGGCGTCGAGGTTCGCCGGCTCAAGGCGGCGGGCTGACTCGTTTACTGCCACCGCCAGCGTATCTGCATGGGTTGGGGGCTGTCTCCATAGCGTGAAGGTATCGGCGGCGTCGGTCGCCGTCACCCGAACACAGGAGACGCTCACGTGGCTGTCGAAAAGCTCAAGGCTCTGCTCGATGAACTGGCTGCCGTTGTCGCCGAGATGGAGGCGATGACAGAGGACGCCCCCGAGGGCGAAGAGGCTGCCCCGATGAGCGAGGAGCAGGAGGCGTCGCTTCGCTCGCTCGAGCAGCGTGCCGACAAGCTCCGCGAGCGGATCGAGTTCCTGCAGCGCGTGCAGGCGAAGGAAAGCGAACTGCGGGCCGTGCTGGAACGTGCCGCCCCCGCCAAGGTGATCGAGACCCCCGAGGTGAAGGAGCCTGCCGTGGAGAAGCGTGAGTACGCCGTGCCGAAGAGCCACAACAACCTCCGCGCGTTCAAGGACGCCGAGACCGCGTACCGCGCGGGCATGCACCTGAAGGGCTACGTGTTCGGCGATGCCGAAGCCCGTCGGTGGTGCAAGGATCACGGCGTTGAGACTCGCGCCCAGGCCGGCGGGATCAACTCGCTCGGCGGTGTCCTTTCGAGCCCCGAACTCAGCAATGAGATCATCCGGCTCGTCGAGGAGTTCGGCGTGTTCCCGCAGTACGCGAAGCGGGCTGTGATGAACAGCGACACACTCGTGTATCCGCGTCGCACCGGCGGACTCACCGCTCGCCCGGTCGGCGAGAACGTCGAAGTGACGCAGAGCGACGTGACGTTCGACAACGTCGAACTGAACGCGAAGATTTGGGGCGTGGCGAACCGCACCCCGAACTCGCTGCTCGAAGACTCGGTGATTGACCTCGCCGACGCGATGGCGGTCGAGGTGTCCCAGGCGTTCGCCGAAGCCTTCGACAACGCCGGCTTCATCGGTGACGGCACGCTTTCGTACCACGGCGTGACCGGCGTCTGCACGAAGGTGCTCCAGTCGGCCTACTCGGCTTCGGTCGTGACTGCCACGAGCAACACGACCTTCGGCGACCTTACGATGCGGAACTTCACCGACGTGCTCGCGAAGCTCCCGCTCTTTGCCCGCAACCGGAACTGCCGGTGGTACATCTCGCCGGCTGGCTGGGGCTCGGCGATGCTGCGGCTCGCCATGCTCCCGGGCGGCACGAGCAACGCGGGCGGCAACAACTCTGGCAACGTCGCCGCCGGATTCGGCGAGACGTTCCTGGGCTACCCCGTCACGCTGGTGCAGCCGATGGAGAGCGCCGTGACCGGCACGACCGGCAAGGTGGCCGCCTTGTTCGGCGATCTCTCACAGGCCGCGATCTTCGGCGAGCGTCGGGCGATCTCGATCAAGACCGCTTCCGAGCGGTACATCGAGTTCGATCAGACCCTCACCTTCGCGACGGCTCGCAATGCGATGGTCGTGAACGACCTGGGCTCGACGACCAAGGCTGGCCCGATCGTGGCCCTCAAGTTCGGCTGATAAACCTTCACCCCTCTCTAGGAGACTTTGACCAATGAACTTCGGTGCTGCACAAAAGAGCGTGGCGAAGGCTGAAGCGTCGGTTGCTTCCAGCGCGACCCACTCGCTCGAGATCGACACGATCGGCTTTGAGTACGCGTCGATCGACGTGTACTTCACGCCGTTCACCGCGGCGGCTGGCCCCTCGACCGCTGCTACCGTCCTGCGTCTCGCTCACAGCGACACGACGGGCACGGCGGGCACGGCGAACCTCTACGTGCAGTCGACCGACTACACGGTGGCCGCCGGTTCGACCGCCACGGCGGGCGTGGGCTATGCCCACCGCTTCGACGTGGATCTCCGCGGCAAGCGGCGCTACCTCACGGTGTACGCGACCCCTGCCTCCACGGTCGGCGTCGTGACCTCGTGCCGCCTCTCGAAGGGCGAGGCTGGCCCGATGTCGGCAAGCGACAAGGGTGTGAACACGCAAGTCGTCGGCTAGTCGGCTTGACACGACGAGCACAGTAGACGGCGGGGCAGGCGACGAGCCTCCCCGCCGTCTCTCTTTTAGGAGCCCGCCGTGTTCGTTCAAGTTGGAGATTCCCGCGTCGAAGTGCGTGCCGAAGCCGTGCTGTCTGGCCCGAGGTTTGGGCCGCTCATCAACGCATTCGGGTTCATCGAGGCGTTGATGCCGTTGCACATTCGCCCCACGCTGGGCCAGGGCGCGTTCTGGAGCCAGGTGCTCACTCGGATGCTGGAGCAGTTCGAGCCGACGACCGAGTACATCATCACGCTTGATATGGACAGTTTTGTATCCAGAGAGCAAATCGAGCACCTCTTTGCCCTGGCGATGACGTTCCAGTGCGACGCACTTGCGCCGCTCCAGACGAAACGCGAGGACGGTCGCCCGATGCTTACGCTCCTCGACACGCTGGACAACCCGCCCGAAGGCGGCGTCACGTCGGTGCCCGTCGAGTGGTTCGGGCATCCAGTCCAACAAGTCGACACGGCTCATTTCGGCTGCACCATCATCTCGACCGCTGCCCTGCGGCGGATGAAGAAGCCGTGGTTCTGGGAGAAGCCAGATCCGCAGGGCGGCTACGGTGAAGGGCGAGTCGATTCTGACATCGGATTCTGGCGCACGTGGAAGGAGAGCGGCAACCGGCTCTACGTCACGCCGCGCGTCGTGATCGGGCACGGCGAGTATCTGATCACGTGGCCGGGGAGGAACTTGAGCGGCCCGGTGTTTCAATACACGACCGAGTGGCAGAAAGACCGCAAGCCGCCGGAAACTGCATGGAGGGTGGGCGAATGACGAAAATAGAAATGGTGCGGATTCGGATGAAGAAGCCGCACGGTGCCTACCGTGTCGGCGAGATCGTCCAGTTGCCCGAGCGTGACGCTGACTCGCTGATCGCGTGGGAGTACGCGGAGCGAGCGAACGATTCGCAGACGCTGATCGAAACAGCCACCGACGAGCCAAAGGCCGAGACGGCAGACGTGACGCCGCGGAGACGACGCAAGTGATCCCACACCGCTACCGCAGCCTGAAGCGAACCGCCGCCCCGGCGGTGGAGTCCGTCACGCTCACCGAAGCCAAGGCCCACTGCCGGGTCGATTCGTCGGCTGACGATACGCTGATCACGAATCTGATCACGACCGCCCGCGAGCTCGTGGAGGACTACATCGATCGGGCTCTCGTCACCCAGCGACTCGTGATGAAGTTCGACAAGTTCGACAGCGAGATCGAGCTGCCCCGCCCTCCGATGGCTTCATCTGGCACGGTCACGGCCGTGACGATCACGTATACGATCGCAGACGGCAGCACGGCTACGCTCCCGACCACCGAGTACCGAGTCGACCGTGACTCAACGCCAGGCCGCATCCGAACGATCTACAACGGCTCGTGGCCGGCGACGCTCCTTGATGCCAACGCGATTACGGTCACGTGGTGGGCCGGCTACGGCGCTGCATCAGACGTGCCGCAGCGAGTGAAGTCGGCGATGCTGATGACGATCCTCGAGCTCTATGAGAAGCGCGGCGACGGCCAGATGCCCGACGGGGCGAAGCGGCTGCTCGATACCGTGTCGTGGGGATCGTACACGTGACGCT